CTGACCACTAATTCGAAAGGATAGTTGATTATTACCAAGATTATCGGTACTATCAATCTGCTTTATATTGTCAACAGTCAATAATGACACTATTTTTTGTTTTGTCGATTTCGATGCCTTTTTGCTCATTATATATATTATTGATATTTATTTATATAATTTATTAATCAATTTTTTTATAGTTAAAAATAGATAGATAAATATATTATTCTGTTATGAGTTACCTTAAATTGCTTAACAAAGAACAAAAAGATATAGTCATTGATACGAGTTTTTTAAATGAACCTATGTCACTATGTATTATAGCATGTGCTGGTTCAGGCAAAACTAGAACACTAATTTCAAAAATTATATATATGATAACCGAATTAAATTGTGATCCAAGTGATTTCTTTATTACTACATTTACAAGAAATGCTGCAAATGAATTAAAAGAACGATTATCTGAATATATTGATATAGAAGATATTAATAAAATGGCATTGGGAACATTTCATTCTATAGCATATTCACATGTAATGCAAAATAAGGATTGTATAGTAGAAGATAATATAGAAAGTTATTTGTATAAATACAGTGAAATTATTTCAGATAAAAAAGAAATAGAATATATAGATATAATAGCTAATGATGTATCTAATAATGAATGTAATGACATAGTATGTAATGACATAGTATGTAATGACATAGTAGATGATGTGTCAGATGATGAATCGATCGACTCTACATTTGGTAATATGGTATTTGAAGAAACTAATTCAATTGATGAAGAGATAACAGAATTTAAGAAATATAAATATGTGTTTATAGATGAATATCAAGATATTAATGAAATTCAAGAAACAATCATACGTAGTTTATATAAACATGCAAAATTATTGGTAGTTGTTGGTGATGATCAACAAAATATATATACATTTAGGAATACTAATATCAAGTATATATTAAATTTTACCGAAAATTATAATAATTCAACATACAAGTATTTAGTAAAAAACTATAGATGTAATGTAAATTTTGTTAAATTAGCTAATATTATTTTATCCTATAATGAAAATAAAATCGATAAAACTATTATTGCGATGAAAGAAGAAAAACCCAAAAAAATCAAAATGATTCATTTTAAAAATCAAAAAAATCAAATTAGAAGAATTGTTGAAATTATAGAAGAATATGTTAAAAATGATAATGTTCAATTGCATAATATAGCTATAATTGCTAGACAAAATTCAGTATTAAAATATTTAGAATATGTATTTGCATCTTCGAAAATACCATCATATTATATAGAAACTAATCAAGATAATATTATTGCTAGAGAAAATATTCAAAATATAAAGGATAAAATTATTATTAGTACAGTTCATGGTACCAAAGGATTGGAATTTGATGATGTATATATTATTGATGTTAATGATGAAGTGTTTCCCAGTAAGCATTGTAAAGACATAGAAGAAGAAAGACGTCTATTATATGTCGGGATAACCAGAGCAAAGAATAAATTACACATATGTTTCAATGATAATAATAGATCATGTTTTATAAATGAAATATTGAGTCATCCAGATCATGCGGAAATTATTATGTTAAAAGGTGAAAGTGAAGAATTACTAGTACAAACAAAAAAAGAACCAAAAATTGTTTCAACAAAAATAGATTACTCAGTATCAAATATTATTGCGAATATGAATTATTTGGATTTTGAAGAATTTGGTAGTGTAATATATGATTATTATGATGAAGAACCAGAAATTACTAATTTACATTCTAAGATACCAGAATATTTCGGTGAATTTTGCAGAGAAAGAAATTTAATTATTTCCAATATATCAAGTATTTTTGGCGATTTTATAGAAACATTTATTTCACGTTCTGTTTTACAATCAAAAGGTAAAGAATTAGAAAACTTTGACTATTTAATATATGCACTATATCATTTTGAAAATGGCATCGATGATATACGATCTAGAAAATCTGAAAAGATAGTAGATGGTAAATTCAGCACAAATTTAGAAAACAAAACAAATGAAGAATTGGAACGATTGATATTATATTATCAATCTGGAATAAGAATTAATGGTTTTATATATACTGAATTTTTACCCTATTTTATCAATTCATACAAACGATTTACTTCAAATCGATTATCAAAAGATATAATTTTTGATATTTTTATTATATCATTAGTAAAAGGTATTATTAGAGGTAGAAGTTCATTATTACATTTGATAAACTTTGACAAAACAAAATATGTTGCTAATAAAATAAATCAACCTGATTTAATGATTTATAAAACTTGGTTACAAGAGATTGAAGAATCATGTGAAAAATATTTTACCGATTATGACAATATAGATGCTTATTATACAATATGTGATGAACAAAGTTCTGTCAAAGGGATGTTTGATTTATATGTGAAAGATACAATCATAGAAATTAAATCATATAATTCAGAAAATCCTAGAATAGAAATGTTAATGCAAATATTATCATATGCTGCATTAGCGAGAAGGCAAGGTAAGGAAATTAACTATTGTAGTTTATATAATCCTATACATGGAAATATATATACATGGGATTTAACAGAATGGGATGGTGAAAATGATCTATTGTTTTTTCTTAATGAAAGATTTTATTAGTTTATCTAACTCGAATGCTATCTTCTATTAAACTATCATCAGAATCTGTTTCATCAGTATCATCTAAATTTTCATTTAACTCATCATCTACTTCTTCTAATAATTTTATATTTTTTTCTTCTTGAGTAATAGATTTTGCATCGAATGTTAACTTGGATGGTCCTTCTTTAGGTAAAACATTTGATTCATTTGATCCTTCAACATAAAATTTATAGCTTAATGTTTCATATTTATCTTTATACACTTTCTTTTCTATATCATCAATAATATGTAGAAAGATTTTATCAATGTATTCATCGACATTTTGATCATGTTTAAAATTAAAATACTTATTTATTCTATTATTACCTAAAATTGCTTTGTATTTGCTAAATAATTCAGTGTTATTAACAGTACGTTCATTAATACTTATATTAATATGTTGATCGACTGGTATTTTCAACTTTGTGGTAATGAAAGATTTTCCCTTTATAAATAAGATTTGTTTGTCTTTTTTTAACAAATCTTTTACTCTATTGTTAATAGGATCTAAAGAATCATCAAATTCTAAATGATTAAAATCTAAAATAGTAGCATTGAAAGCATTACACAATTCTTTTACTACATGATTAATAGGACTCATATCCAAACCAGAAAATAATATTATATATTTGTTTTTTTCAGATAATAAAATATCCAGAACGTTATAATTATTTTGCTCCATTATAAATTACCAATATATTATATAATTATTTAATAAGTTAAATTTGTAAATTAATTTGTGTTATATATGATCAATGAGCGAAGAGATAAAACATCATTTATTTTATAGTAATAAATCACCATATTGTGGAGAATTATTGATTAAAATAAAACAAGAAAGTATGAAAGATTATTATAATTATTATTGTATTGATGATCCAATAGTTCGAGCAAAATTACCCCCATCAATAACAAAGGTTCCGACATTAATTGTTAAAGGAATTAAAAAACCATTGATAGGTCGTGAAGTATTTAGTTGGTTAGATACACAAAAATATATCAATTTAACTTCAAATAATATTACTAATATTAGTAATCCTGATTTTTATGTTGATCCAACTATTGGTAAAACTAATAATATAAATTTTGCTGCAATGAATGATGCTGATGATAAAGGTATGAATTGTGGAATAACATATGTGGAAGATTTTGATAATATGCGAGTTACAGATAATATTAATAAAAGATATATAGATAAGAAAATTAATAATGATGTTCAAAAACGTAAATTAGCAGAATTAATTGCATCTAGAAATAATGATTTGGAGAATATATTAAATGCTAATAAAAAATTTTAAATTTTATCAAGTTAAATAATAATGTCCATTTATATATAATAATGTCAAAATTAATGGATTGTACCGATATGGAAATTATTTAATTATTTAGGCATGAAATAACAACATTTGTTGATTATTTGATGAATATTTCTACACAAATTTCATTGACACCTGAAGAACTTGTTAAAATTAATAAATCAAAAAAGGATTTGGATACAGGAATGAGAATTAATTTAAAATTATGTATTGAATTATATACTGTATTTTTATTCAAACCAGAACATGATCAATTTGTAGAAAGTGTCAAAAATAGAAATTATGATTATTTTTATAAATTAGTTGCCCAAGAAGATATTGATGATGAATTTAAAGAATTATTAGAAATTATCACTACTGTATCATATAATTTAGATAATGAGATTAGAAATGATATATTTGGATATTTGGAGAATATTACAGATCTTGCATTAGTTTATGTTGCAAAAACTGTTAAGAAAATATAAGTTTATCTATTTAAAATAATTTTAATATTTTATTTTAAATATGGAGAATTATTTACTGAACAATGAAATGAAAGATGAATTGAATTATTTGGTTGATACAATGTATGATGAAATTAATAATTCTATTGGTGCATTAGTATTTTTGGATTTAGTTCCAGGTTTGACATGTGAAAAAGTAGATTTTATAAACCAATTTCATAAATTACATAATGAGATTAGAAATGGTCCTGAAGCAAAAATTAGACATTTTATTTTAATGAAAAATGCTAAAATTACCAAAGAAAATACAAATTCATTACCATTATTAGATATTATTTCTTCATTTGATACTGAGGTTGTTAAAAATTATTGGAATTTTGTTCATGAAGTATATGTTATACTAGAATGCTCTTTAGATGATCATAATGAAACAGTTACTAATACTTTGGCCATTGAAATAGCAAAACGCAATGCTAAAGATGAAGAGGAAAGAATTAAAGCATCTAATAATGAAACATCAATGATTATTAAAAAACAACATTCCAAAGATTTGAAGCAAAAAATTCATGAAAAGCAAAAAATTCCCTCCATGTCAGATTTGATGAGTCAAATGGGTGATAATCCAGAAATGGCTGATATGTTATCAACCATGACAGGAGGGAAAACTAACCAAGAATTAGATGATATGATGAAACATGCATTTAATGATAATCCTGAATATGCTGATATGTTTCATAATTTTATGGATCAAATGAATAATACAAATGAAAATGGTGAAGTTAATTTTGATGTAGAATCGCTTGTAAAACAATTTATGCCAGATTTGGATACTAATAGTAAAATTAATTCTGTATTAGTAAATAAAATAATTAAAGATATTATTTATGTGTTTAGTAAAGAATCTCTTGATAAAACTGTTAAAGAAAGATTAATTGATAAAATTCAAGCATATCAACGTGTATTCGAATCTGGTGCATTGTCTCCCATGGATATGGTTGGATCTTTAATTAAAATTACTTCTACAGAATCATTAAAAAATCAAATCACTGAAATTGATATGGTAGAAATTGATATGGTTGATATGATATCTATAGCTACTGATATGTTACCAAAAGAAATGATGGAACAATTCGGCGATTTAAGTAATTTGGGTTCTGGATCACAAGATATAAATGGCATTATGTCAATGTTTACTGGTATGACGGGTGGAAAGATGGCAGAAAACATTGTAGAAGAAGAATTGACAGAAGATCAAGAGAAGGAATTAGAAGCTTATTATGATTCGTTAATGATTGATAACGCATAATAATTGAAATAATTAATTATATACATATTATTATTTAATATTTAATAATATGACTAGTCTAATAGATAAATATATTATCAATCCTACAAGAGAACAAGAATTGAAATCAATTAAAATAGAATTAAATTTATGGCATAAATTACATTGTACACATGAATCACCATATCATTTATGGTGTGATGGTACATCGTGTTGGGAATATCAAGGTTTGGCATCACGTTTTACTGAAGCATTTATGAAAGAGTTACCCGTCAGAGGATTAATGTTTGTACATTGTCCACATGATGTAACAGATTTTATTGGTTATCACACTGGTATTATGACTGATCATCCTGAATGGAAAGAACGATTAAATCAAATGTCAAATGTCAGTAGATCTTGGAATGTATTTATTAGACAATATCCTGTATTAGAACAATTGTATAATGATAATAATTTTGGTCCAATGAAACAAATAATGCATGAATTGATAGTAGAAAATAGTTCGATTTATTTTCATACATTTAAAAATGGTATACCTAATGGAGAAATAAAAGAATATTGCATTATCGGCTCTTTAATTGCTAGAGAAGCTGAAAACGAATATGATCTTTCGCATTGTTGTGTAGTAGATAAATTACCTGTAAATAATCCACATATAAATTTTTCAACAAATACATATGATAAAGAAGGAAAATGGAATGGTTTACAATCTGTAATATTATTTCATCCTGGAGAAAAGTACAACATCGATAAATCACAATATGAAAATACAAATAATACTGAAAAACAAATTATAAATTCATTCAATCAATCGAAAAAAGATCACAATGATAAAATGCTTGAATTATATAAAAAGTATAAAAATAACGAAGAGTTAGATGTAACTATTGAAGAAATTCGTAATAAATGTTGGTATCATATAAATTCATCCGATTATAGTGAAAAAATGATTGAAACAATGAAGGAAATAGATGTAATGTTATTAGATGATGATATCATACATTTATTATCAATTGAATTGACAAAAGAAAATATTCAACCATTTGTTGAATTACACAATAAAATTAATTCATTGTATAATAAATTAAATAATTATAAATATCTAATGGATAAAAATGATATTGTTTCAAATATATATAGTGATATTGAAATTAAAGTTAAATCGATAAAAGAATTGTTAAAAGAATTATATATGTATGATTTTACTAATGAACTTGAAATGCATAATGAAATAGAATCGTGGATACAGGAAAATGCTGAAACATTCACTAATATAACATATCATTATTGTCCACATTATGTATTGTATGATGAAAAACATCCAATTTATGATGAAACATTTGATATGATTAGTTCAGAACCAAGTTATATTGATACAGATGATAATGATAAAGACGATTATGCTGTTTCAACATGTTTATTCTCTGTATCAAAAGATCATCCATTGCATCCCAATAATTCCGATGAATATGAATTTGAGTTCGAAGGTTTATTATGGACCAGGTCTCAACCTATAAAAAAATGTGTGTTTTATGATGAAGGATTAATGAATTCATAAATTACTCTATAATATTGCATTCCTTGCATATTTTATCTATTGATACATGTGTTAAAACAATACAATTAATCATCGAATCTATTTCTTTTTTTGACATATATTCAGTAACCTTTTCTAAATTTACATCTTGCATTGTATATTTATGTTTATAAAATTGCAAATTAATCGTATCTTCATTTACTTTAATAACGATTCTTTGTTTCAATAGTATAATGTGTTGTAGTTTAATTATTTGAACACATACAATAGTATGGGTTTGATATAGCATGTATTTAATGCACACAAATATATATTTAATACATTCTATCTTTGTTAATTCAGTACAATTAATGACCATATAATTTATACATTGTTCAAATTCTTTTAATTTCTTCTCGAAATCTAATGGTTTAATTTGTGCAATATATCCAAAACAGCCTTTAACGGTTAATGCAATATTATACGTTGTATTGATATGGATAATAAATTCTTCTAATGAAGTCAAAATATATTCAATTTCGTTTATTTGTTCATCCAAATTTTCAATGACCGTTTTATTAAATCTAATACCAAAATTATCATAATCATTTAAAGTATATGTGGTTTGATATTTTGTATTCATTTTGTTTAAACTTTTATATATTTTCATACAATATAATTCGCATGTTGTAATATTTTCTTGTCTAGTCTTACCATTTGTATTAATATCATAAA